TTTTATACTTTATGGTAACTTGTTCACACAGGATGGGGTAGTCCTAGGACTAACCTTGATCGACCCGCAGCTACTGTAACAACTGGTATCAGAAAAAAAGGCGAAAAAAAGGGGAGACCCGAAGGCCCCCCCAAGATGTTATACCTCTAATTGTTTCAGAGCCTTTTCAAGTGAAGAACTAACGTCCCTGCGATTGAAGGTTACTGCCCCGTGTTTGTCTTCTTCATATTGAGACAGTTGGTAATGAGCCAGCTTAATCCCCTTTACCAGACGTTCTGTGAAGGTCAGTTTTTTCCTGCCCTTTTCATCGCTCTGGTGCTTTTCCAACGCCTTGGATAGTTTGGACATGCGAGAACCAACGTTTTTGATTAGGCTAGATTTGAGCGCCTTGTCCGCAGTACTTAATCCTGTTTCTGTTGTCCAGACGTGTGCAGCGCGGGAACCTTTATTAGTAACCATTGCCATGCGGCATATGACTGCAAGCGGGTTATATGTATCGTCTTCAAGCTTTGTATTAAAGCCGGGTAATGCGCCATCGTCTGTTAGCCTAGTTAATAACAGATCAAAGTTTTTCTCCTTAGACTCTACCGCTTTGAGTGCGATCTTTTCTTTATTAAATGCGGCAGTAGCGATCTGCTCAAGCGTCACTTCTTCTGGCGCTTCATTGTGTCCGATTGTCGCGGTGTTTGCTTTCGTCATAACTATTCTCCTGTAATGCCCAGACCATCATTGGCTGAACTGAATAGATAATAACATGTTTGTGTCTGTCATCAATAGGCTAGACGTTATCAGATGGATTTAATTGTGGTTGATCGTGTCATTTGGTTAGTCCTAGGACTACCCGGAAAACGCATATAGGCTGACCCTACCCCGCCCCCATGACCCCTTACTGCATTAGGAGTCCCGCCCTGCTCCTATAAATACTAATCCACACGAAAATTCTTCATTTTTTTGAGATCGGTTATTTCTTGTATGCGAGGCCGTATCTCTACCTCGCGAGTTTTTATATCCACGTAGGCTATCCTTACGCCCAGTAATTTTTGTTCTTTGGTGAGGTTTCGGTATATTGGCTGTAGACCTACTCGGCCTTTTAGTTTTCTTTTCGATGTAGCTTTTGCATCTAGCAGGTAGGTATTCCCGGTTTGGCTAGATATAACTACTATATCTATAGGTCCAAATCCTGCTAATGGTCTGAATACGTAGAACCTGTACCGTAAAAAATATTCTGTCAGGATAGTTTCTGAAATTTGACCCTTAATATGTTTTACATACATATATAGAACACCCCCCCTATAGGAGTCCCAAACCGCTTGTGCCAAAAATTTTTATTTGGTAGTATCCCGTAACGGTTAGTAACCTGCGAGAGAATATAGTGACTTTAGTTGTGAATCCCGAGTTAGGGGTACCATTACCGTCTGATACGTCGTATGTAGATCTAAAGGATCGTGCGGCACATGCTTGTAATACTGCATTAAAACTATCTGAGCACGGGTTAGACATAGACCCTACCGTAGAAGATAAAGACGTAGCTGCCAAGTTAGCTCTGTCCTACGCAGATAATCCTGATAAAACCTCCAAGAAAGTGACAGCTAAGAAGGCAGCAACCTTAACCCCTGCTTCTTTACTTATGACTAATAGTATATTGCAGGAGTTTGGGCAGTCTGTTGCAGAAAACGCAGCACAGATAAGGCACCTAGTTACCAATAAGCTTGTTCTGGAGACTGATAACCCTGATGCCCGCGTGCGTATACGTGCGTTAGAGCTACTAGGTAAGATTTCAGATGTAGGGCTGTTCTCTGAAAAGACCGAAATTACTGTAATGCATCAATCTACAGATGATTTAAGGGATAAATTACGCGCAAAACTAGCAAAACTAGTAAATCCTGAAGATGATGACGATGCAGTTATACTAGATGGTGAGGTTATTGACGTAGACGCCGAGTTGGGTTTGGATAGTGAGGTAAAAGAGAGTGCTGGAGAGTAGTGTCTCTGAATTTACTGAGGATGAGGTCCAGGTAATGCTGGATAATCTCGATCAGTACACTCCGAAAGAGCTTGAGGAGATAGATACCCTTGTAGATGAGCTTGCTACACGCAAATACAACCTAGAAGCGCACAAAGACTTGATCGCATTCTGTAAACACATGCAGTCTGACTACACAGTAGGTAAACATCACCGCATGTTGGCCGATATGCTGATGGATATAGAGCAGGGGAACAAGGATCGTATATGTGTTAACATACCTCCCCGACACGGTAAGTCCCAATTAGTCTCAATTATGTTCCCAGCGTGGTATTTAGGTCGAAATCCAAACAAAAAGGTGATGATGGTGTCCCATACTACCGATTTGGCGGTAGATTTTGGGCGTAAAGTACGTAATATGATAGCTACAGACGACTATAGGGCCATTTTCCCTACTGTTTCGTTGGCAATTGACTCAAAATCCGCTGGTAGGTGGAATACAAGTGTAGGTGGAGAGTATTACGCGTGTGGTATTGGTTCTTCTATAGCGGGGCGCGGTGCGGATCTCTTACTGATCGACGACCCTCACTCCGAGCAAGACGTTATAAATGGAAACTTCGACGTTTTTGCAAAAGCGTACGAGTGGTTTACCTACGGTGCTCGAACGCGCTTAATGCCGGGTGGAAGCGTTGCAATCGTACAGACTAGATGGCACATGGATGACCTGACAGGGCGTGTTGTGAATGATATGTCCCATAATACAGGGGCAGATCAGTACGATATAGTGGAATTTCCCGCAATATTGGAGATAGCTAAGAAAGAAGGGTCTGGATACACCGAAAAACCTCTATGGCCTGAGTTTTTTGATCTTAAAGCACTACATCGTACCAAAGCTTCAATGCCCGCGTTTCAGTGGAACGCTCAGTATCAACAAGAACCCACCGCAGAAGAAGCTTCTATTATAAAGAGGGATTGGTGGCAGCAGTGGGGAGATGAATCTGCGCCTAATTGTGAATACATTATAATGTCACTAGATGCGGCGGCAGAATCACACAACCGAGCCGACTTTACCGCCCTTACGACGTGGGGTGTCTTCTTATATGAGCCTACTGGCGCTCACAACATAATCCTGTTAAACAGCATAAAGCGACGTATGGAGTTTCCTGAGTTAAAAGAGATGGCGATGGAAGAGTATTCCAGTTGGGACCCGGACGCTTTTATTGTAGAGAAGAAAAGTTCTGGTACAGCGTTGTATCAGGAGATGCGCAGGATGGGACTACCTGTACAGGAGTATACACCGCACAGGGGTTCAGGGGATAAGTTAGCCCGGTTAAACTCTGTGTCTGATATTGTAGCTTCTGAGTTAGTGTGGGTTCCCTCGACACGGTGGGCTGAAGAGCTTGTAGAGGAGGTAGCGGGGTTCCCGTTTATGAGCCATGATGATCTGGTTGACTCTACTATTATGGCTCTTATGCGGTTCCGCCAAGGCGGATTCATACGCCTACCTACAGATGAACCTGAAGAACAACGCTTCTTTAAATATCGTCAAGGCGGATACTATTAAAATGGCAATAGAACTAGTAGATATATACCCTAAAGGTAAGGATTTACTCCGTAGGCTTGTTTTGGCCGAAGCGGAGGGAGAGGGGTTAGTTGGTCGGGCACTTGTCGCAAACTCTCTTTTTAATCGTGTTGCACTGGTGACAGGTGGTAAAGGTATTGGTAGTCCAGATAGTATCGGAGGGGGTAGGTATTTTGGAAAGAATCTGCCTCTAACTACATTTTATACAGCGGGTGAAAACTCCAGAAGGCCCAACCGTAAATCTATAGATTCTACTATACTTGCTTCAGGTCAATACGAACCAATAAGTAATGGTAAAATCTGGGAGGTCGGAGGGGAAAAAGATAATGCACTAACTCCTGACCAGATAGCGAAGGCTGACAGAGCTATTGAGTTGGCTAAGAATAGAGGTCAGTTAGAGGAAAGGTTGGTAAAAGAGGGCGTTGATCGAGCGAATATAGGTAACCTACTTAATGCTACCGGGTTTCGTACTGGAGCGGCATTTAACGATCCCTCTCAGAACGTTAATAATGCACCATTTGGGGGTCATGTGTTTAATACCGCTGGTAATCCTTCTGCCTCACAGACCGCCGAAGCGGATGCATTGGAGAAAATGGAAGCCGAAAGTGATAAAGAACCGGGGTTCTTTGATAAGGTTGGGCAGACGGGTGATATACTTATGAGTACACTAGGATTCGGTCCGGACAGGGAGCACACTGTTAAAGCAGGCGATACCGCACAAGGTGTAGCTAGAGAGTTAGGTGTGGATGTTAAGGAT